AACTTTAAATGAACCTATTAAGAATTTTTTTGAAATGAATTTTTAACAGGCTCTTTTGAGTCTATTGTCCCAGATTTTTTATTAATTATGAAAGTAAAAAACTTTTCTAATATCCCTATCGAATTTCTTATTGGAAGTTGTATAACTTTATCTAGTGAGGATGAGGGTAGGGTCGTTAAACAAGTGTGTGTGGACCTTGATAGACATTCTATTATTCTGATTGATGATGAGGGTAATGGAATGTATTGGGAGTCCTTACAGCATGCAGAGATCCAGTTTCAGGGAGGTAGGTAAATGAGTGAATATCCGTACAGTCTTAATGCCATTGCTAGTCATTTAAAAGAATTATCTTTGGAGTTATCTAAGTTATTAGATATTAGCCATGATGACGCATGGGAAATGTGCATACAAAAACTTGATGATAAGTTTTTAACAATGGATAAGGAGAGTAATGATTCAATGTCCTAATTGCAGCAGC